ACTGGGCAAAAGAAGGCATAGCTTATGGGCCGGGTGCCGCGATTGGTCAGTGGGTAGCGCTGGCATGAGCCAAGGCTGCGATTTTCAATGTAAAAATGCTGGGTGAGCATTAGTGTGGCAGGATGATACCTGGGCGTGCGTTAGCTTCCTGGACGATGGTAGTGAGTCGCTGATGTGTGTCAGCGAATCGCTGCATCACGCGGTCGAGTTCGGCAACTTCTGCTGAAGGCGAACCGTCAGCTGTTGGTGAGGACTGGCTGCGTAAGTGATTGTTGATGACAAGGGCCAAGCCGAAAATGGCTCGATTGACGTTGTGCATCTGACGTGCAAAGAGTTCGTCGTTGGTCATTTCAGTTTCCTATAGGGATGCTGCGGAGAAGGGCGGCAGTGATTAGAGCGACATGCTTTTGCCTGTCGCTGTCTTCAAAAATCAAATCAACAGTGGCGTTCCCTGCCATGGTGCCATGTTGAACAACAACAGCTTTTTTGAGTACAGCTGCTTTGTACTCAGGATTGCGGTACATGTAGCCCTTGTCTATGGCATCTGCAGCGTCGTAGCAAACTGCAACATCTAAGTGCATCATTTGAGCATCCCCAAGAGTTCATTGGTCAAGTTGCTGGCTTGCTCTGGCGTATGCCCCCAGGACTGTTCATGCTCACCGACAGTAAGCTCTTTGCGCGCCAGCGGGTCCCAGACCTTCTTTTCAAAGTACATTGGGAGCCAAGTTTCGGGGTCGCTGGACTTGCACACGCGGACAAACACACAGCCGCCGTAGTCGGTGCAGGCACCATCGAGGTTGTAGTCCCAGTAACCGTCATTCCACATGCGAATCATCGACTGAATGTCGCGGACCACCTGCCCCTCCCAGCGTTCAATTTCGTACTCCGAACGATAGGTCGGTACTTCCAACGTGTCGTACTTAGTTTTAAGGATACTGACGCCGCGCACAATAGCGCCGTTCGTCTTGATGCCCTGTTTGGACGCTGCCCAGCAATAGCCGGTAAACTGCGAACGCATTTCCCACTGACGCCCCCAAGATGCACCCAGGCTTGAAGTTGTCTTTTCGTCATAGACATAGATTCCCCCTGCGCGGTGCGCAATCATGTCGCTGCGTCCGGTGTAAAGAATCGGGTCCCCCGTAACCGGATGCAGAATAGGAAGTGGCTCGGCAAAGCTGAACTCAATTCCCTTTCGACCTGAGGCGAGAGTGATTGGCTCAGCCCCATCCGCACCAAGCGGATATTCGTCAAAGTAAAACTCCAGTGCTCCACACATTCTGTCGAGTGATTTTGGACTGTCACTTGGACACTGAAAGTCGCCATAATGCTGGATGAGGGATGCCAGACCATCACCTTCGGCATCACTGGCCGACTTGCCTCCGACGTAGAAGCTATTTCTAGCAGCCTCGATTCCAGACGCGAATGCACCCCCTGCGACCAAGTGGACGGAGGTTTCTTTTGGTTTCCAGTGTTCAAAGTATTGCCTGAAAGCTTTCTGTGGACAGGCACGGAAGGAAGCCAGGATAGTGCTGTCCACTGTGTGTGGGAACATGGGGCGTTGGTTAGGCTGGGACATCTTCGAAGTCTCCAGTTGTGTTGGTGTTGAGGTCAATGGCTTCTTGAGGGACTTCTTCAAACACGGTGTCAGCGGCTGGCGCTTCATAGCTGATGCACAAGAGTTTTTGGATTTCTTCTTCCATTTTGGAGCACTCTTCAAAAGCGGCCAGTTTGCAATTCTGGATTTTGTCACGCAGGCCAGCAATTTTGAGTGGTGCGGGGTTGAAGTTGTCTGGGATGTCAACTTCGAAGCTGTGAGCAGCTACGCCGACAGTGTATTCGTTGTGGGGGTAGGTTTCTGTGTCAGTGTTCATGGCCGCAAAGCCGATTTGCGGCGCAACGGAGCCTGACCAGGGGTATGTGGTGTGGGTAATGAAACCCTTGATGATATGTTTTGACATGACTAAGGCCTTCAGCAGGGGATTGATTAAAGGGAGAACTTTGCAAGAACATCGTCAGCATTGATGGCGGCTTTGGGAGCTGCCTTCGCCCGGCTGACTGCGGACTTTTCGCTTGCGCCGACACGTTCTTTGCGAATGGCAGCAATTGCTTCGCGCATTTCTTCAGTTGTGATTGTGCCGTCAGCGGCTTTCTGGCGCCAGAGCTGAATCTGGCTGGTGATTACTTGGGACATTTTATGCCAAGCCTTTCTTTTTGGCGAACTTTTGGTTGCGGCGCTTGACTTGAGCGTTCCAGTAGCTGATGTCGTAAGGGCTGGAAGTCACCATGTTGTGTGCCCACTGGTCAAAAGTGCGCTTGGTGTTGGACAGGCGCTTGGACAGGCTGGGAGTGCTGCGGGTTTTGGGCAAGCCAGTAATAGCAGTCGGGACTGTGCCGCCGACAAGTCCCAGGATAGCGGCCAAAAGCAAGTTAGAACGGGCAGGGGGGTTGGGGGAAGTGAAGTGCATAATGGTTCCTTGGTTGAGTTTCATGCCCGTATTAATAAATAATAATAGGGGCATGAAACGAATTATAATCAATGCAATGCAGTAGTCAACTGTTTTATGCCAAGATTAATCGAGTGGTTGGTCGGCTGCAGGCAACGTACAGGCACTGGAAAGCTTCCCGGCGTGTGCGGTTTAGCAAAATGTCCTGATAGTCAACCCACACATTTTCGTAAGTTGAGCCTTGACTGCGATGGGCAGTGATTGCGTAGGCGTACCGGATGTCATGGAAGAGGTCCTTGAGGTCCCAGAACTTTTTCCACAGCTTCGGTGTTGTGGCTGCCATGTGCGCCAGTTGCTGGCAGTCGGCGTCGAACTGGGCTTGCGATGCCGGGTGCAGGACCAGCAAACGGGCAACTTTGCCGACTTCGGTCGTGACCTTGAGTTCAATTGCCTGGTACTTTGGCTCCATGGGGTGCTTGCAGTTGATAACGCTTTCGACAACAGCTTCTTCATCCGTTGTCATCAGCATTTCGTCATTGCGTTCGCACGGAGCTGCTGCTACAATGCGTTCCCCGACCATCCAAGGGGTTGCTTGCGACTCCACGCCATACAAGGCATTTCGGATAAGCGCATTGTACTCTGCCACACGGACATTTCGCCACGCAATTACTTTGGACTGGTTCCCGTCCGCAAACTCGCCCGCTTGTACAGCCTTGAAGATTGACTCTTTGAAGGCTGATTTTGTAAGTTTCCATACGCCGTCAGAGTTGCTGTGGTTGGACTTGATGTTGATGCAGGGTGCCGGGCTGTCAATGACACTGCGGATTTCAGTTACCAGTTCAAGAATCTGGTTGTCATGGCGCATTACCTGGGTCAGCGAAGCACCGATGCCCAAGTCCCAGATCGGGCTGTGGATTTCGCCCACTGGCGGTAGCTGTGCAGGGTCGCCCATGAACACAACTTTGAACTTGAACTTCTCGGCATTTGCACGGAGTTCCTTCAGCAAGTTTTTGTTGACCATCGAGCCTTCATCGACGAAGATGCAGTCAAGGTCTTCGAGACCTTCCGGAGGTTTGCCAGCAATGACTTGCTTGAGTTCACCAGTCTTGTCGATGCGCAAGCCCAGGAGACTGTAGATTGTCCCAGCACTTCCGGTGACTTGCTTCAGCACTTTGGCTGCTTTGTTAGTCGGTGCAGTGTAGGCGAAGTTGGTGTGACTGCCTGCAGTTCGTGCGACAACTTCCCGCATACAAAAGGTTTTGCCAGTCCCAGCGTATCCAGCAAAAGTGAAGAACGGGCTGATTGGGTCCGGGTCTTCGATGAAGTCCAAGAGGCGGCTGACCGCGGTAGACTGTTCGCTGTTGAGTTCAATATAGCTGTCGTGTTTCATCGTGTGATTCCCCGCAGGCGGTCAGAAATAAGTTGGGCATAGCCTGCAATGTCTACCCAGCTGTCGTCGTAATTGTTGTCACCGTTTACGATTCTGCCAATTTTGTGGCAGATCATGTCCAAGGTTTCTTGCTGGTCTGCAGGCAAAATCTTGCCGCGAGAGTCCAGGTGTTCTTTGATCAGTAACTTCAGGTCTTGCGTGACAGTTGCGTGGCCGATGAAGGTCCCATAGCGACTGCCGCGTTCGGCCAAAGTCTCGGTTAAGTTGGGGTGTGGGGATTGCATTGGGCCTGACATAGTGGGTTAAACTCCTTGTGGATGGGATAGCCTTCGTTTTCGAAGAGGGTGTGGTAATCAAGTTCTGACGCCAGTTGCTGCTCGATGCTGGCACCGCGGCTGTTTTCCCAGCCGTCGAGCATGAAGATCGCGTCGCAAGTTAGCATTGTGATTAGCGCAGCTTTCATGTAGAAAGCCCATGGACGGTCTGTGTGGGTGAACAGTTCGTGTGGGCTTGCAACTTCATAGCCGAGGGCGCGCAGGGTATGTGCAGCTCGGGTAAAGGCTGGGAAGTTCCATTCAGGGTGGCCTGTCATTGGGCCTGCGATGTAGATTTTCATTTTTCGTCCTTTAGCTTTTGTATGGCATTAGCGCACTCATGGCGCGTAATGTTCGAGTCGATACAGTCCGTTGTTGCGAGTGACCTACACAATGCTTCAGCCTCCCCCAACGCATCTCGCCGGAACTGGAGCATTTGGGCTTCCAACGCTTCAATGGCATCGGCAGCTTCGTTGACCATGGGCGCAACGTCAGCGATTGGCATTGATGTGCGGCGCAGCTTTTGCACTACCCCGCGCAGTCGTTCAATCAGTTCTGTGTGTTTCATTTCAATAACTCCTTAATTTTTTGGGCGCAATCTATTGCTTGACTTGCAGTTGTTTCGTATTGACTGGGCGGTGACGAGTGGTCCCAA